CTGACAAAGTAACAGTAGACCAAATGGATGTATTATCTATCTTAATAAAAGACTAATATGGAAAAACAATTATATCAATCAGAAAACGGAAAAATAATAAGACAACATATTATAGAAGTTGTCAATGAGTTAGATAGTGTAATGGATATAAAAGGTGATGACCCATTATCAGTTGCAGTTCAGACACAAGCTAGAAAGTTAGCTATAACAACACTAAACAAATTATTACAATTAACAGATTATGAAGAAACAAACAAAAAAGAAATCAACAAAGAAAGATTTGGTCTCTAAAATAACCATAGATAAATTGGTAGATATAAAAACTCCAATGGAAAAGATGGAAGAAAAGCTAAGAAAAGTAGCAGGAGATAAATATGCCTTCATACTCTTTGAGGTAGAACACATACCAAAGGCAGGAGACTTTATAGAGATAGGGGAATTAAAAGCAATCTTTAGAAAAAAGAAAGATACAAAAAGTAAAAAGAAATAATATGGCTCAGGGAAGAAAATGGACAACAGAAGAAAGAGAAAACATTATTCAAGGAATAAGGCCTTATTTGGAAATGGGCTTCTCGCGAAATAAGGCTTGTGAATTAATAGGTCTAACACCAAGCACGCTGTCTAATTGGGTTAAGGAAGACGAATCACTTGGTATGAGATTAGCTGGTTACGAAAATGTTATAAACACCATAGCAATAAACAACATAGCAAGTGCTGTAAGGAAAGAATCGGAGCTAGAAGATGATATAAGAAAAGAAAACAGCTGGAAGTGGGCAGAAAGAAGGATGAAAAACGAATTCTCGTTGAAGACTGAGGCTGATATCACATCTGGCGGTGAACCGTTGAAAGGCAACACAATAATAATTCAAGATTTTACCGATGAAACAGATAGTGAATAAAAAATATGCTGAAGTATTTACAAACAAGAAAGTAAGATATGTAATACTTCTCGGTGGTCGTGGAGCTGGAAGGTCTACTGTAATATCTCAGTATCTTCTAGCTTCTTTGGTATCACCAGACTATATGCGTTCGGCAATAATGAGAGCAGTCCACTCAGACATAAGACATTCAAGCTGGAAAGAAATAAGGGACAGAATATCAGAACAAGACATTGAAAAAGCTCTAACGATTAGGGAGAACGAAATGGGTATAAACTATGGAGCTAACTCTATTCAGGCTCACGGGTTTAGAGCATCATCAAGTTCATACTCTGCTAAACTAAAATCCCTTGCGTCTTACAATGTCGTCTGGATTGAAGAAGCTGAGGAAGTCGGCGAGAATGAATTCAAAACGCTGGATGACACACTAAGAACTAAAAAGGGAAACATTGTTATATTCCTAACACTTAACCCGCCATCAAAATCACACTGGATTATTAGACGATGGTTTGATTTAGAAAATGCTTACGAAGAAGACGGGAGTTTGATAAAAGGATTTTATAAACCCAAACTAAAAAAAGAAGTAAATGATGTTTTGTTCATAAACACTTCTTACTTAGATAACAAAGCAAACCTAGACGCACACACATTAAAAAGATATGAGGAATACAAGAACTCTGACCCCAGTTATTATTACCAGAAAATAAAAGGACTTGTTCCAGACACGGTAAGAGGGAAGATATATTCTGGCTGGAAAATTATTGACGAAATACCACACGAAGCAAGACTTATTTCTCGTGGCTTAGACTTCGGATGGTTTCCAGACCCAGCAGGGTTAGTGAACATTTATTATTACAATGGAGGCTATATCTTAGACCAATTAGCCTATGGAACTGAGATAAAGAACCAAACACTAGCAGAAATAATACAAAACGATGGACAAAGAGCATTGACATACGCTGATAGTGCCGAGCCAAAAAGTATTCAAGAGATAAAAGACTATGGGATTGATATTGTCGGCGTAGAAAAAGGAAAAGACTCTGTCTCTTATGGTATTAAGGTTGTTTCTGGGCAAAGAATATCAGTAACAAGACGAAGCAAAGACCTGTGGGAAGCATACGAGAATTACGCTTGGGATGAAGACAAAGACGGAAATCCAAAAGGAAAGCCCAACCATTACAAGTCAGACTTAATGGACGCTGTGAGATATGGTTTAGTTAGTATTATTGATGGTGGAACAGACCCAGACAGAAGAGAAAAAGAAGAAATACAAGTTTTAGTCAATCGTGATGAGTTTAAGAAGCAACAAGCCAGAAGATTTATGGTGTAAAACTTGCTTTTTGTTTTATAAAATGTTATAATATAATTACCGATAAAAACTAACAAAATGAAAATAGTCATTGCTACAAAAAATTAAAAAGAAAAACCGACAAGCTCGGTTTATTGTTGTTTATAAAATAAAATAGTAACCCTTGTAACATTGCAGGTTCTGCTCTGTGTTTAATACTTACAAGGGTTTTAAACACAGAGTGGACTCTACAAAGTCCACTTTATTTATTAGAGCTGACAAGCTCGCTAACCACGCCCTACAAGGCGAAATAAAAATATGTTAGACGAAAATCTAAACCAGCAACCTACTGCTGAGGAGTTAAAAGAGGAAGAAATTGCTCTACAAGACTCTAAAGAGGATGAAATTCGTAACTCTATTATAGAGAAATACGAATTAGACGAGGAAGACAACGCTGATTTAATTCAGAAATTAACAGAAGATATAATCGCACAGCGAAAATCTTTTGGAAAAGTTGTCTCCCAAAAGAGAGCATTAAGAGAAAAACTATCATCTATTAAACCAGATGAAAAGAAAGATAAGGACTTAGACCCTGTTCTTGAAGCTAAAAAGATTGTTGAAGAACAATTTATGCAAAGAGATTTAGAGGAACTAGAATACTCCGATGATATTAAGGATGAGATTAAGAAACTCGCCTCAATGAAAGGACTATCTATTTCCAAGGCGTCTAAAGACCCTTACATTGAGTATCTTAAAGCACAAGAGGAAACTCAAAAAAGGATAGAGAAAGCAACAATTTCTCGGACTAACAAAGGCTCTTCTTATGTTATTACAGACCCAGATAAACCCCTAAACCCTAACGACTTTGATTTATCAACGGAAGAAGGGAGAAAGGCTTGGGATGACGCAAAGAAAGCCAGAAATAAGTAAGTGAAATAATGCTAATGAACTATCACATTAAAAGTTTATTAGTAAATTAAAATGGATGACGCAAAATTAGAATTTTGGGGAGATATGCAAAGGACACTGTTTGTTTCAAACACAGCCGTTGCTATGCTCTCAAACGAACAGTTGTCAGGTTTAATTTCAGAAGATGGAAGAAAGGCACACAGACCTATAATCTCTCTACCACATTCTGGAACATATACACCTTACAACGACATTTCCTTTAATAGAAAAACCGCTTCTAAGCAAACACTTGAAGTTAATGACTTCAGTTATGCCGCAGATGAAATAGATATTACTGATGCAAATCAGACCAAATATCCTCTTTCAGCTATTTCAGCAGCTGACCAAATGAAGGTTCACAACAATTATATTGAACAAGCAGTTATGAAAAACATATCTGGTGCTTTCAATGTGATTCAAAACGCTAATGGTTCTGCTATAACAGTTGATACTTCAAATGTTTTAGATTTGTTTGAAGAAGCTGATACCAAATTGGGTGCAGTTGATGCTCCTTTTGAGGGTAGAATTGCAGTCTTCGGACCACACACAATCGGTGTTTTGAGAAAAGTAAAAGCTCAAAGAGAGTCAGCATTAGGAGATTCAGTATTAGAAAATGGGGTTATCGGACCTTGGAATGGATACACAGTTATTCAAAGCAACAACCTTCCTTATACAGCATCTCTTAAATTGGCTACTAAGCCAACAGCAACTAACACAGTTACTATTGCAGGAGTTACATTTGAGTTCGTTGCTAATATTGACGACGCAGCTTCAAGCACTTCTAATATAGTAGTTCTTATTGGTGCTGGAGCTGCAAACTCAAGAGCAAACTTAAAGAGTGCTGTTGAGGGTGACGCAGATACTAAGGGAACAACTTGGAAAGAAGCTACTGGTTCAGTATCTGCTTACAACAGGTTTGTTTTGAACGAAAAGAGAAACATAGCTATAACCTCAGACGCTGATATGGTTCTTACTGGTTTCGGTGATATCGTAGTATCTGAAACATTAGCAAACGCTGCTGATGTATGGTCAGGTCAAGAGCAGTCCGCAATAATGGGAAACAAGGGAATGATTGACTTAGTTCTTCAAATACAGGAAATTGATACAATCAAGAAAGAAAAAGGTTTCGCAACCTTAGTCAAATCTATGATTGGTCTTGGAACCAAGATGTTTGATGACGGAGCAAGAGTTTCTTGTCGTGTTCGTATTGACGCCAGTGCTTGGAAATAGTATCTGGTAATTAGTTTGTATTTTTCACTTAAAAAATATACCTAGCCCTTATGGGTTGGGTTGAGTGCTAAAGTGGTCGGTATTTAGCACTCTATCCAGCCCGTAAAGGTAAGTAATTATTAAAATAATTCTCTCAGAAATGAGACAAAAAATAATATGAAAGTATTTAATAGAGGAGTTGATATAAATGTATCAAATGAAGACGCCTTAAAGGTCAATGGAACTAAAATAATAGATAAAGACGGTAAAATCTACGGTGATATTCACGCCGCCGCTGGTTCTATCGGAACAACCGAATTAGCAGATGATGCAGTTACAGCAGATAAATTAGCAGACAATGCTGTTGTTACAGCTAACATTGTTGCAAAAAATGTTACTGGTGAAAAAATTGCAGATAAAGGAGTAGGCACCGCACAAATCGCTGATGGTGCTATTAAAGCATTACAGATTAACGCAAACGCAGTAGAAACAGATAAAATCAAAGACGCAAATGTAACTGGTGAAAAGATTGCTAACAAGGCAGTAGGCACAGCACAAATCGCTGATGGTGCTATTAAAGCACTTCAAATCAATGCAGATGCAGTAGAAACAGATAAAATCAAAAACGCAAATGTAACGCTTGGCAAGTTAGCCACAGGAATTTCACCTAGCCACATTGTAAAGTTTTTCGTTTCTGGTATAACAGGAACAACACTTGTAGGATTGGCTGTTAATGATTTAATCGTAACCATTACCGCCACAGGAGTTTCAGTTGCTACTTGTGGAACAGCAGATACACTTCCATTTAATCCAGCAGAGACAGATTACCTTATTGTATTCAGAGCAGCTGCTTAATTATTAAGTTAGATATTCTAAGCCCCCGCTTCGGTGGGGGTAAAGAATAATAAAGATATGAAATCATTAAAAACATTTAGTGGAAAAGGTGAAG